CAGGCCACCGCTCTTTCCTCACCCACAATTCGACTGATTACCCTCCGCTGTAAAGCGATAGGCATTCGGTCGGTTGCGTTTGAGAGATCGAGCGAGTGGAAAGGACTGAGAGAGAGGATTCGCGTAAAGGATCCTTGGTCAAAGGTACAGTCGGGCCCTATCTTCCTCAGCATACGGTTCATCACCGTGTGCAAAGGTCGTAAGGCTGACTGAGACCAATAATCAAGAATCGCAATAACGCGAGTCTTTCCCTCTTTATCACTGAAGTAGGACAGCTTCCTGAAAGAAGAAGTCTTAGGCGGGAATAAAGTGGCCCATATACTTGCCAAGCTCAGATCGCCGAAACGGCCAGCTTTCAAGGCATCTATCTTATCGCCCAGGCTAGGACCCGCGAGTAATCGAAGATTATCGATCAACTCCAAAGGTAGTAGCGTAAGCTCTGAGACAGACGTCAAGATTGCTTGTCCCAACGGTCCTGACTTGGTAGACATATGGAACCTACTGAATTCCGCCTTAGTAGGCCAAATACCCAATTGGCGGGCGGCATGGTTGAATTCTTTCTCTGTAATAGAGTCAGAACCCTTCCATGGCGCCACAATTGGTGTTACATCAAGAACCGGCGGAAGGTGTATTCCTCTAAGTGACACTAACAGTGTCATTAGGAGTTTTATCCCTTCTGCGGATGATGTCAGCACCTTTAGGTCGGATAGCCAAACTGGCCATCCTTCCTTGAGTGCTACTTGGTCTACCGCGTCTAACGGATGTCCTGTGATATAGCGCGTCACCGCCAAACGTGTTGTTTTAACATATTTGACTGTGAACGCTAGACCACGTTCATCAACTAAACGTAAGACGTTCTTAAAGTAAGCTTCCACCAGTGGTCGGTTTGTAACCATTTGCTCAGACAAGTAGAATGTTAAGATTAACGTGGTTAACTCCACGATTTGTCGCAACATTCTATTATTGTTTGTAGCAATTTAGTTATAAATTGGTACCTGACCCGTGGTCTCCTCACCTCCTATGGGTGTAGGGGGCTAGCCTTCCCTAGGATGAGGTTGCGACATCTCAGGATCTTGGAGACGTCGGGGCCAGTCATCGTTGAGCCTTTCAGGAGTGATGAACTCCAGGCTTGACGCTGATTGACACGACGTTCCCTCCGGATCTAGAGCATTGCTCGCATACCCCATTCCGCAGCGGAAAAGCTAGTGCGTTTACCAAGCGCCTTCGCCTCTACACCTTGGGTGGGATAAGCAAGCGTTGCAACAAACAACGTAATGACCATTCGGCACGAACGATCACCCGCGTTTCTAGGGGCAACTCTATTAACGATGAGTATCGTCAATATCCTTTCGGTAGGTAAGGACCGTAGAATCGGACACGGGGTCGCCAACCAGGCGGTCCTAGTCGGTTTCTGCGCACTTCTCTTTCGATAGGTGTTGAATCGTGTCTTAGCTTGGTTCTTGCCCAAATCTCCTAGAGA